CAATACAAGCGGTGGCCCTATAGCGACTCCTGCTTCAATCGCGTTGCGACTTGAAGGATACAACACAACGAGAGGGGATCGTGGTTCACCGCCTGTGATTTCCGCCGGAACGATAACGTCTGTCACTCTCGTAAAGATGGGAGGAGAGAGATACAGAAATCCCGGATTCTGTGTCAATTTAGCGGCTGATGGGAATAATCAGTCAGGCGTGTACGGATTCGATATAACGTCTGCCAACCCATCAGTGTGCTTTTTTCTGTGTGAAGCGTATAACTGCGTAGTTGGGTTTCCCCGACAACGATACGCAATCACTCGTGTGCGATGCAAAGCATACAATAACAGTTCATACGGGTTTGCGGCTTGTTCAAACTTATTTTGCGAGGCATACAATAACGGTAGCGACGGTTTCTACGGGGGGAGCGACGATCAGGCCGTCCAATGGCACCATTGTCTCGCTAGGAATAACGGTGGGGACGGATTCAATGAGGGTAACGCCTATAGGATCGTGATTTCTAGTTGCACAGCTTACGCCAACAGTGGTAATGGATTTAGTTGTGCTGGTCGTGACATGCTGAAAGTAATGAATTGCCTAGCAGTGAATAACGCAGGATATGGATACGCTGACACAGCCGGAATGACACTTATCAACTGCGCAGGCTACAACAATACGTCAGGCAACGTGCAATCTGGGAATTACTGGAACGACGGGTTCATAACACTCACCGGCGACCCCTTCATCGACGCCGCCAACGGCGACTTCCGCCTCAACAACACGGCCGGTGCGGGTGCGGTGCTGCGTGGTGCAGGGCTGGGAGTGTACGGCCAAACGGACAATCAGGATGTCGGGGCGGTGCAGCACAGTGATCCGGCTGGAGGGGGTGGCGGCACGACCGTGATCACGCAACGTCGCCGAGTATTCCTAGGCGCCGACTTCCGCAAATCCCTACGACCTGTCATCGCTGCCGGCGGCGCGCCGCCCGTCACCGAGTACGTGCCTATCCCATGCGTTCTGCGACGACTGATCGTTCAGCAGCACTACCGCCGGCGTCCCGGAACCGTAGTATCCACCACGACGCCGAGCCAAACACAGATCGTTCCAGTGCGAACCCGGGGCAGGACCCATGAGCGCCGCACACAAGGCCGTACCCGAGCTGTGATCGTCCCGACCATCAGCACGCAGCTGGTCCCGACACCTGTCATCCACAGACGCCGGCATATCGTTCGGCAGCAGTACGCCATGACTCGCCGCGCGGTGAGTCATCAGCATTCCACGACCGTTAACCAGACCGTCGTCGTTTCGTCCCCCAGGAAAGTGAGGTAACCAATGAGAGGCGTTTACACAGCAGAGATCGAAATCGCGTCTGTGAGCGCAGCCAAAACGCTGCTGTTGCTCGAGGCGCCGGCCGACGGCGTCTTGGAGATTCTGTCGGCGAACGTCACCAACATGAACAACGACTCGAACGAGCAGCTCGAAGCAGGCCTCTTCGAGGTGACGACCAAAGGGACACCGGCCGGCACCTCCGTCACGCCGACCAAGCACGAGCCCGGAGACCAGGCGAGTTCGGCCACGGCCACTGGTGACCTCACGGCCGAGCCCAGCGCGTACGACACCAAAGCCATCGACCGCCAGGGGTTCAGCAATCTCGCCGGCTATCGCTACGACCCAATTCCTGAGGAGCGCCCGGTTGTCAAACCTGGCGGACTCGTCGGTCTTCGGCTGTTGGCGGCACCCGCCACGGCTGCGAAGATGACCGCGCAGATTGTCTACCGCCAGATTGGTTGAGCGAGGTGATGCGTGCGGCTCGCCTATGGACCGCTGTCGTACTATCGACTGGGTGCGGCCTGGCCGCGGCTCAAACTGCGCGAGCCGTGGCCAGCCCGTGTACGCTACCGCGCAATCGGCTACGGCACCACGCCGCCGACCGCACCGCAAGTACATGCCGACGCCTCGATTGCTGTCGCACTGTTGACGACCGCCCAAACCACAGTCAGCGACACCACACAGGCAGATCTTTCTGTCGCGGAGACAACCACCACAACACTGACGGTTGACCCATGATCTGGACCAGACAAACTACGACCTACGACGTCGGCGACAAACCACGGGTAACCTGCACATTTACGGACGTCGACACGTCCTCCAAGGTGGACCCCGGCAAGGTCTACTGTGAAGTGACGAAACCAGACGGTACCAAGAGCACCTACGAGTATGGGGTCGGAACCGAAATAGTCAGGGACTCGACTGGCGTCTACCACATCGACATCTACCTCGATCAAGCTGGACGATGGAACGTGCGATGGTATTCCACACAGTCTGCGGAGGCCGCAGCGGTTCACCACCTGATCGCCATGCAGTAGAGACCACATGGGCCGTACAAAGACACAACGCCGGACAACGCGCAACAAGCAGCTCGCTTTCCTCAAGGCCTACCGCTCAAGCGGAAGTGTGTCGCTGGCGGCGCAAGAAGCGAAGATCGCCCGGCGCACGCACTACAACTGGCTGGAGTCCGATTCGCGGTATCGCAAAGACTTCGAGGAGGCGCAGTCCGAGTACATCGAAACACTGGAGCGCGAAGTCGACCGCCGTGCCTTCGAAGGGGTCGACACGCCTGTGTTTTACCAAGGCATGCAGGTGGCTACAGTCAAGCGGTACTCGGACCGTTTGGCGATGTTCCGGCTCAGAGCCCTGGCCCCGGAGAAGTACGTCGAACGCAGCCAGGTCGATGTGAGCGCCGAGGTGCAACACTCGGGGCAAGTGACGTTGTACCTGCCAGACAATGGACGGGATGATCGCGGCAGCTGAACAACTCGACATGAGGCCGCATGCGGGACCGCAGGAGCAGTTTCTCGCTTCGACGGCCGACATCGCAATCTACGGCGGTGCTGCCGGCGGCGGAAAGACCTATGCACTGCTGCTGGAACCGTTGCGGCACGTGGCAAACGGTGAGTTCGCCGCCGTGATCTTCCGAAAGACCTACCCGCAAATCGCCAGCCCAGGCGGATTGAAGGACGAGTCCACGAAGATTTACCCGATGTTCGGTGGCGAGTTGAATGAGACGGCAATGCGATGGCGGTTTCCTTCTGGTGCCATCGTCCAATTCAGCCACATGCAGCACGAGAAAGACAAGTTCGCATGGCAGGGCGCCCAGATCCCGCTCATCGGTTTCGATGAGCTGACGCACTTCAGCGAGTCCCAGTTCTTCTACATGCTCAGCCGAAACCGCTCGCTCTGTGGTGTCCGGCCATACGTGCGAGCAACCTGCAACCCGGACGCCGGCTCATGGGTCGCCCGGTTCATCGAGTGGTGGATCGATCCTGCGAGCGGATATCCCATCCCGGAGCGCGCAGGACGGCTCAGATGGTTCGTTCGGCTGGGGGACGAGATCCTCTGGGACGACGATCCGACTCGCCTTGAGGAAAAGCACGGCGTCGAGGCCAAGTCGGTGGCGTTCATCCCCGCGAAGCTCGAGGACAACCCGACACTGATGCGGGAAGACCCTGGCTATCGGGCCAATCTGTTGGCCCTTCCACGAGTGGAGCGCGAACGGTTGCTCGGAGGCAACTGGAAGGTCAGCGAGGATGCGGTGATCGACACCGGATGGTTCCGCACCTTCGAGAGGGTCGAGGAAGGTTATCAGGTGCTCGTAGGCGGAACCGTGCACGTCGTGCCGATCGGCGCTTGCCGCCGGTTCGCCACGATTGACACGGCCGGCACGAGTCGCGACAAGGCGGCGGAATCGCGCGGCAAGCCTCCATCCTGGTCCGTCGCTGCCATCTGGGACTGGTGGCCGCAACACGATCTGTTGTTCTTGCTGCACGTGTGGCGAGCGCGCGTTGGCTGGAATGAGCTGAAGGCGCGGATCCCAGCCGTTCTCACGCAGTGGAACTGCCGTCGTGGCTACGTCGAGAATGCACACAACGGCCAAGCTCTCAAAGCAGAGATGCGAGGGTTCCAGATCGATCTCGTGGGCCCCAAGATAGCCGGTATGTCAGAAGGACAACGCGACGCGAAACTCGAGCGTGCCATTGCGTCCGGCGTTCTCGCGCGCATCGAAGACGGAATGCTATTCCTTCCAGAGGAGGAGTCCGACTGGAAAGCGGAATACCTACGAGAGTGGAGCGCCTGGACGGGCCTTCCGGACGAGACGAATGACCAGATTGACGTATCCAGTTACGCGTCCTACGTAGTGCGCCGTCGGGCGAGCTCATGGGGCGGAGTGGTTGCAGCAGGAGGATTGACGAGACGATGACGACGGAATCGCAAAAACGTAACAGCGCGAGGCGAAGCAAGGCAGAACAGAACGACCTGATGACGCTTACGGACGTCGCGAAGCAACTGGGGCGGAGCCCTCAGACGATCGCACGGTGGATCAATGACGGGCTGCTCTCAGCCATTCGGCTGCCGAGCGGTCTCCGAGTCGTTCGGCGCAGCGAAGTGAACAAATTCCTCAAGGGGTCCGCTCTCGACGCACAGGTGGAGTAAGCCATGGCGACAGTACGATGGACAGGCCGCGCACAAGCGATCTCGCAAGTCGAAACGATCACCATTGGCGGAACGATCGCCGTCGGTGACACGTTTTCCGTGACGATCAACAAGAAGACGGTCACGTACACAGCGGCGGCTGCCACGATCGCAGACGTGACCGCGGGCCTCGTGAAGGCGATGAGCGACAAGTCGGCACCGGCCGAGTTCCGTGAGATCACGTGGTCGGATCAGAGTCCGGATGTCGTCGGAACCGGCCCGGCCGGTGTGCCCTTCACCTGCACCGTCTCCAAGAACTCCGCTGCGGGCACCATCTCACGAACCACGACGACTGCGGCTACCGGACCGAATCACTGGGACAATGCCGACAACTGGGACTCGGGATCTGTCCCAGCAGCTCTCGACGACGTGTATATCGACGGCACGAGTACATCGATCCTGTATGGGCTCAATCAATCCGGAGTGGGGCTCTCGTCGTTGACAATCGGAGCGAATTTCACCGGCACAGTGGGACTCCCCAAGGACAATCCAGCCGGCTACGTGGAGTACCGCGACCAGTATCTCCAGATTGGCGCCAGCACCGTCAAGATCGGAACCGGCGAGGGATCCGGATCGGGACGCATCAAGATAGACCTGGGTTCGACTGCCGCGTCGGTAAGTGTCTGGAAGGCGGGAGCCGCACTGGACAGCGGTCTTCCCGCCGTCATCATCCTCGGCAGCAACCTTTCCACCTTCGAGGTAGTGGATGGATCCGCCGGCCTGGCCGTGTTCGGTGGCGACACCGGCACAGCGACGACAGTGCTAGTGGGAGCGAACGGCAGCATGCACTTGGGCGAAGGAGCGTCAGTGCAGACAGTGACCACGTCGGGCCAGGCGACCATCGAGTGCAACGTGACGACGCTCACCGTAGACGATGGCACCTGCACCGTACGTGGTGACGCGACTGTGGCAGCGCTGATCGTGAACGGAGGAACCTGCCAATATGAGAGTTCTGGCACGATCAATTCAATGACGGTGTCGGGATCCGTGGACTTCTCGGGAGACATGAGTCCCCGGACGGTAACCGACACGACTCTCAAACGCGGCGGACGCATCCTCGATCCCTATCGTTCGGTCACCTTCACCAACGGCATTCAGCTCGACGGCAGCGTCAATGACGTGACGGCAGCATAGAAATCACTTCCAAAACTTCCAAAACTTCCAAAACTTCCGCAAAATTCTCGGCTGCCGTTGACGGACTGGAAATCGGCCATACCTTGCGGGTATGAGCCGATTCACGAAGACCATCTTGAAGACGGGTACCTACCATTCGCCCGATGGCGTCGTCGAGGTCACGCCGGAGCGATTGAAGCACTGGCAGACCCAGTTCAAGGCGATGCAGCAGGCCAAGCAAGTGATCCCGGTCGGATGGGATCACGCGGATGACGAGTCGGCGCTGCAGCCCATCTCCCTATCGAGCTACAAGAAGAAGCGGTCTGCCCGGGACACGATCGGTCGCCTGGTCGACTTCGCTGTCAAGGAGGACGGTTCGGCCGAAATCACTCTCGACATTCGCGATCCGCGAGCGCGGGAACAGGCTGAGCGAAACAACGTCTACGTCTCTCCGGTGATCTTCGATTCGTGGAAAGACGGACACGGCAACGAGTACCGCGACGTTATCACACACGTCGATTTCGTGAATCATCCGGTAGACCATTCACAGGGCCCGTTCGAGCCGGCCGGAGGGGGTCGGGTAGCGTGTGCCCTCCGCATGGGATTGTCCAAACCTTACCGCATGGCGGAGACTCCGATGGACGACAATGGCAAGAAGGATGACAAAGGCACGAAGACTGCCGACACGAAGCTCAAGGACGTGCTCGAAGCCCTCGAAAAGATGGATATCGTCCTCAGCGATGATACCAACGAAGAGAACTTTCTCGAGCACCTGCATCAAGCCCTGCTGACGGCAGCCGCTCATCGAGGTGAAGACCAAGACGACGAACCGGTGACCGTCGCCTCGGATGATGCGGGGTATGCCACGATGAGCCTCGAGGCGAAGGCAGCATTCGCGTTTGCCGAACGGACGCATCGCGAAGCGATCAAGAACCGGCTGGATGCGCTCCTCAAGACAGGACGTTGCACGCCCAAAGAGCACAAGGAGAAGGCAAGCGGCATCGGCTCCGTCAAGCTCAGCCTCGATGCAAAGGGGCAACCCGCTCCCAGTCGCCTGGAGGAGTGGATCACGTCTCGAGAAGAGCTGCCCGAGGGGGCGTGCTGGGATCCCGCTCGGCGCACCAAGATGTCCCAGGTGGTCGATCCTCCGGCGCGGTTCTCTCTCGAACCCGAGATCACGGACGAAGAGGCCGAGCGAATCGCCAAACAAGTGAACGGCCTGCAATAGTGGGGCCACGTATACAACCCATCGACACCACAAGGAGTTCTAGGCCATGACGTCCCTCGGAGGATTCGGTGTTCCCGGAGTCGGTGCTCTCGACCAGACGTACGAGCAAGAGGTGCTCTGGGGCGGCGACAACGGCAAAGGACTGGCTCTGTTCAAGAACGCGGTCATCGATGGCGCGGCTCGAGACGCCGGCAATACGCCGACGACCGTGCTGCGGCCCGGCCTATTGCTCGGCAAGGTCACTGCCACCGGCAAGTTGAAACAGTGGGACAATGCCGCGGTGGATGGAACGGAGACCGTCTACGGCGTGCTGCTGGAACAGCTACGGATGACCGACGAAGACGGCAACAACGTCGATCGAGTCGTCCGTGTACTTGTATGGGGACCGATCAAGGTCGGTGCCCTGCTCATCCAGGGGGCGGCGTTCAAGGGGCATGCTGACGAATCGGCAGCCCGTACGGAGCTCAAAGCCAAGAACTTCATGTTGGACGACGAGTACTGATCACTCGGACGGAAGACTGCGCCATTCGGACATAGCACTTACGGAGATCAACAATGGCGGCCATTCACACGATCCTTCAGCCGCAAGTCTTGACAAAGGTCATCTCGCAACAGGTGGCCTCGACGAGCTGGCTTCTCAACTTCATGGGCATGCAGCCTGGCGGCAAGAACGAAGCCTACTTCGGCCACGGTCGTGAAGGCGCTTACCACGTCTACAACAACGTGCGAACGATCGGCGTCGGGCGGGCCCCCGGAACTGCGGCGGGCCGGGTGAAGAGGCAACCGGTGGGCCGAGTGCCGTTCGTCTATCCGCGCATGCACGAGCAAATCAGCCTCCTCGCAGAAGAGATTCACAACATCGGTCGGATCGACAATCCCGCCGTGCGAGATGAAGCGGGCGCTCGGTACATCCGGATGCAAACCCGTTCGATCTCGCAGCGTGCGGCCAACTGGCGAACCGCCATGGTCGTCGGCATGCTGCGGGACTCGCTCTACGTCCACCAAGACGGCGATGACTGGTACTTCGACTACAGTGCGACCAACGCCCTGTACCAGATCAAGTTCAACATGCCGTCGGGCAACAAGGCAAAGTTGAACATGCTCGGGGCGGGCGACATCATCAGCGCGTCGTGGGCGACCAATACGACGAACATCCCCGACCACATCGGCAAGATCAACGCGGCATTCCAGCAGCTCAACGGCGGCCAGCTCACCGACGTCATCTGCAACTGGTCCGTCTGGAGCGCGGTGATCTCCAACAACTATGTGGCCGACGTCCACGGTTCCTCCTCGCCCCCGTTTCGCGTGTTCGAGAAGCAGATGGGCACAGGGCCCGACGGTCGTCCCCTCAACATCCATGTCGGCAGCCTGACGGTCCTGCCGGGCGTCACGTGGTGGATTACGGACGAGGGCCTCGAGCTTGGGGCCCCTGGTTCGGAGACGTTCCAGAAACACGTCCCCGACAACTACGCGATCTTCCTGCAATCGCCCGACACTCCGGACCTTTACACGATGTACCTCGGGTCCGAACCGATCGCCGAGTACGACGGCGGACCGGAGACCGTGCGTGTCGGACTGTCGAGTTGGTCGAAGAAGTCCAGCAATCCCACGGCCACCGAGGTGTTCGCTCTGGACAACGCTCTGGCCGTGAACCACGTACCGAGCGCTGTTGCCTATGGGAACGTGATCTTCTGATTATCGTCTCGCGCCAAGGGCCGACCGGACGAAATGGCCGGCCGGCCTTTTTTTGTGGAAGTCATTCACGATGCCGCTGCTGTCGACAACCTACTGCTCTGTCGCCGACGTCCAGCGCTTGTTCTCGAGCGCCGGCGTCACGGACTATGCCGACCACGACGACGATGGCGTGGCGGATACGGACGTCGTGGAGGACTGCATCAATCAGGCGACCGAGGAAATCGACGCCTACGCCCGGCAGCGTTATGAGCAGGCCAAGCTGAGTACCAGCACTCTGATCAACCGATGGTGCACCGTGCTCGCCGTCTACTTCCTGTGCATGCGTCGCGGTAACACCGTGCCGCAGTCCATTGCCGCTGAGACCGAACGTATCCTCGATCCGGATGACGGCCTTTTGGTGCGACTGTCCAGGGGGCGCTATCAGCTCCCGGGCGTGCCGCTTCGAGAGGATCTGCGCCCCTCGTGGAGCAATCTGACGATCGATCGTCGGTATCCGCGATCGAAGACTCGAGTGGTGCGAACCAACAGCAGCGATTCGCCGACGAAACTCACACGCGACTTCGAAGAAGCCTATCCGAGCTATGAGTAATCGGGTCTACTTTCGCGGATCCCGGGAGGATGCCAAGCGCATCGTCGCTCGCCTCGCGCTCGCGCTCGTCGGAAAAGACGCGGCGGAGGCACAGGTTGCGCGGAGTGTGTTCCTGGCTGTTGGCGTTGCGGCCCTCTCCGACATCAAGGCCGACTTCGTTCGCAAGGCGCGCGGCGGCACCGGAGAAGACGGCGTCAAGTGGAAGCCATTGAAGAAGGAGACCGTGGCCTATTCACGGCGGTTCGGACCTGGAGAGAAAGCGAGGCTAAAACGGGCGGCCGGACTCGGATCAGGTCACCGG